GGTGGCTTCAAAGTCACTCAACGCAACATCACAGATTACACATCTCATAACGCGCCCTCTAATCTTAGGTCTTCGAAAGCCCTGTCAAAGGAATCGAATATAATCTTACCTGCCGCTGTCGGGTCTTTAGCGCACCAAGCCTCAAAGACAGCTAAAGTGTACTCGTCCATACCCTGTATTGAATTGAAAGTATACTCCCCACTGAACAGCTCAGCTCTCCAGTTGCGGTCATCACGCATCAAATCAACAAACTTGTTCTCAGCACATTCGTAGCAAAGTTCTGCATCTTCGCTGACTTTGTACGCACAATCTCTACAAATATTAGGATTACTCATTTTCACTCACTCCAATCATCGTTAGAAAACCAGACCGCAAACAAACCCACAGTCACTACTGTTGCCAACACTATATCAAATAAATCAACGGTCATACAAGCTCTCCAGAAAATTATTATCAACATTCTTCCACGTCATGGGGCGACCTAATTTAATCCAGTCAAGGTTTTTTTGTGTGTAATAATTACGATACGCCACTTCTGTGTCGTCATCCTTACACTCATCTGGCATACACTGAGGTGGTTTAGTGAACATAATATCAGGAATGCCCGTAGGAGGCTCTGAGAGAGCTTCTGAGCAACGCTCCCATGTTTTATGTACCCTACCATACCTTTCGGTGTACTCGTCTGAGAGAGCCTCTAAGAGCCTGTAAAGCCATAGGTACTGATAACGACCAGACCTAGCCCAGACAGCACTCGGGTGATTTTTGTGTGTAGTTTTGTATGGTGCTGTACTACCAAGCTCGTGATGAGCGGTACTCAACAGCTGTGCCGACTCTAATATCATCTTGTTAACGTGTACATCGCAGTGCATTTTAGCGCACTGCCATACGTCCCTGTGTAAGTAAAATATATTCATGTCACATTCTCCATAGTTTCTATAGAAACTTTTAAGCCTTGCCAAAGTACTCATCCCACTCTTCTGGGGTGATACCTGTCTTTATAAACTCTCTTTCCTCTGCTGTCAAGTTTGGAAAAGCGTCCTGCAATAGAACGCCAAACTCACTATACAACTCAAGCTGTGCCTCTGTAATGTCCAGATCCATGCAGTGTACTTCACCTGTAAGATCACTGATTCTATAAAGTATCATCATCACTCTCCAGTGGTAAATAGTTTCTGATGATGCTCTCGAAAGTCTCAGCCGCAAGCTTATAAGCCACGGCTTTGCCTGTGAAATAGGCATCCTCTGTCTCGACAAAATCCTTAGTGTTTATACGACTCAGCTTTTTGAATGATTCAGCTTGACCCTCCAGCAAATATCTCATTGTCTCTTTGTTCATTATTCTACCCTCGCTATTAGTCCGTCCTTCATTGTTACTGTAGCAAAGAACTCACGTCCCTGTCCAGTGATATGGGGACGATTCGCCCCAGTTAGTTTACCAGTCGAGACATATTCATCACCAAACATCGATGTCTCAATATAACGCAGGCGATTGCCTACGTTTTCCTTTAGTACTTTTTTACTGGGGTAGTCGAATACGATCATGCTGTCACCTCATTTGTGTTGGGTTCAAATAATTCTGTGTTGTACTGCACCAAATAACTACGCTGTCCGTTCAAGGCGCGAAGCACCAAGTCCTCATTAGCGTAGACATAGTATGCACCGTCCCGCTTCTCAACGTCAAGTGAATTGTCTCTGCATTCTTTGAGTGTTTTCTGTAACACTCGTTTAGCCATGACCGTACTTTTTGTGGGCTGTAATACTTTCTGTATCATTGTCATTTTCTCCAATAGTTTCTATAGAAACCCCATCACCCTATGGCGATGAGGTTGGTTGCCGCGGCATTCTTTCGTGTACCATGTACTGGAAAGCCTACCACTACGTTGCGGTCTGATCTAGCACATAGACCACATTCTTTGCAGGACGTGTCCTTATATGTAGCAGGACAAGTCGCGACCACAACCCCATCGTACTCGGTCTTGGGGGGTGCGTCAATAGGTAGCAAGGTCACACTCGGCAAGCCTTGCTTGTGAAACTTTACCGCATCCTGCACGGTCTCGCACGAGACGTTGATTGTAAAGCCTAGCTCATTGGACGACTCGACAATCTCACGATTCCTTTGCGTCATAGGGTAATGCGTGTAAGTGAATCCCTTTTTGTCTCGGTTAGCAATTGCTAATTCACGAACAGCCCAAGCGTTTATTTCATTGTCACGCAGGGATGGCAAATCACCGCTTACATTGTGCCGCCATAATTGCCCTTTCGGTAGTGATCTAATCTTATCGACAAAATCAGACCACTCTAACCCGCGCTCGCCTTTATCTAATTTATCCCAGTTTAAACGAGTGTGAAACCCCTCGGCATAGCATCCGCCATCACCACTCAATGGGCAATTACTGGGGCAGGTAGCACGCGGTGAATTGGTCACAGGTATCGCACCCACTTTTGAATTGCTAGATTTTTTGATGAATTGAAATTTCATATGTCACGTTCTCCAATAGTTTCTATAGAAACCCTAGCCAGTGATGGCACGTGCTAGGGCGTAGCCGTTTACTAACCAGAACATCCCCAATATACACGAGCCAATGGCGAAGTCTAGCATTCTGGTATTCTTTTTCTGTTCAGTTTTAAACCTGTATTTTTGATCTGGTATCATATCAGTACCCCAGCCATTGCAACACGGTTTGTGCTTCGTAGTGTTCAAGTTTACCGCACTCTTCGTAAAATCCCTCGAGACTGTAATCGTTTAGCATTCCGTGTTCTTTTAATTCTTTTAAGGCTCGAGCGTGTGTGATCGTAACGCCCTCGGCTGATTCGTAATAGGTCATCTGTCTAGTCCTCGTTTGGTTTAGGTTCAAGCTTATATAGAAACTCTCAATGGGTCAATAAAGTTTCTATAGAAACCCAGCGCACCATTGCATCAGGGTCACCAAATACTATGCAGAACCCGTGCCAGTTTTGATAAAGCCTTGGTAATCAATCACTTAATGCTCGACAGTATGCCCGTGATACCTCTGTAAACTGTTACGTTCGGTAACAATCTGTAACGTATGGTAACACTGGTAACGTTTAAGGTAACACTCTGCAGGCTTGGGGCTGTGGTGTCTCTATAGGGTGCAACCTAAACTCTCACGCTCTCGCTAGCAAGAACCATGCCAACATCGTACCTGTGGATAACTTTGTAGACATCTGTGGATAACTTGTGCGTATGCTGTGGATAAATAGGGGACGGGGGAGGGGATTGACTCTCCAGATTGTATACGGTTGCTACCTAGATACAAAAAAGAGGGAAATTAGAACTAGGTAATGACTGTAAATGACCTACATAGAACTGTAATGTACAGTAAAGTAAGCTTCTGATAACTAAAAAGAATAACTATAGCGTGACTGCGGCATCTCTAAGGCTGCTGAAGCCCGCTGAAGTAGCTAAAAAGGGGAGGAATAGTACACGACAGAACTGTAAAGAGTAGTGTGTGTAATATTAACATAAATTTAACTTGACTTTTGTCTGTTTTTATGATATAATATACACATATTAAGCAACTATAGAGAACAACAGAGCACAACGAACTGGTAGAGTTAATAATAAACATAATACTTAACCATTTGTTCTACCAACTCTGTAGATCTCTATAGTGCAAGCAACCCTGTAAAGGATAATTGTCATGACTGATGAACCTAAACCAGTAGGTAGACCACGAAAGACTGCTGTCGTGTCTAAAAAGAAGGGCAGTAGAGGTCAAGTAGGTAGACCTAAGGGTGATGCAGCCATCATCAACGAGTACAAAGCTCGTATGTTAGCGTCACCGAAGTCTCGTAAAGTCCTAGAGACTATCTTTGATGCAGCACTCAACGATGAACACAAGAATCAAGCAGCAGCATGGAAGCTTGTCATGGATAGAGTGTTACCTGTTGCAGCCTTTGAGAAGGATGTTGTCAAATCAGGCGGTAAGAACTCCATAAGCATTAACATCACTGGTGTTGGAGCTACTACGATCTCTAGTGCCAACGAAGAAGACGATTACATTGAAGGAGAGACCGTTGAGTAAGTTGTTTAGTGAAGTTCTAAGAACAGAAGCAAAAGCAAGGGACTTAAACGCTGATGATGTTGCTCGTCTTCTAAGTCTGTCGCGTAAAGTAGGGGAAATTGAAAGCAATAACATCCCTACCAGAACTCAAGGTGATAGTGCTAAAGGAATTGGGCGAGGCAAATACCAGTTTGAAAGCGAAGCAGGTAGTAATGCTGCAAAAACCGCAGCGAATAGATTACTGCAGTGGGAATCAAAACATAAAAGCCTTGACCTATCTAAAGAAGAACGTACTGAACTCCTTAAAAACAGTCCTGACTTTTCTAAACTTTCAGAAGATGCCCAAGATGCTTTGTTTATAATTAACTTAAGCATTGCAGACGGTGTACCCTTAACGGAGATAGCTAAGGGCGACATAGATGAGAAGGAAGCTTGGATTAAATATCACTGGGCAGGAAGCGAAGATCAAAGACCTAGCAAAGAACAGATGTGGGATAGTCGTTTTTCTAAAGAAGCTCAGTTAGCAAAAAGAGCTAATACAGCTAAAACATTCGTGGATGCTCTCTAATGGTTACTACACTAGGCTCTAAAGGCTACATCCCCACAACCACAGGCTCTTACGTTACTGTCCTGACAGTGCCCTCTGGTTATCACTGTAAGATTAATTACTTTTTTTGTGCAGCAGGTGGTGCTGTTACTGTAGATGCTCGTTGGTCTGACGGTAATGACTACAGATTTTTAAAGGGTAAGAACCTTAACGCTGGTGACCTTGTAGAGTTTGGTGGTGATGGTAAGTACCTTATCCTAACAGAAGGTGAAACTATTGATATACAGTGTAGTACAGTCAACGCTACGTTTATTATCTCTTATGAAGTCTACATTGCACCCACGAGTACAATAGTACTGTGAGTGATCTTAATGTACAATTTACTCCTTGGCAAGCTGAGGTGTGGGAAGCCCCCTCAAGGTTCAAAGTAGTTGCTGCGGGGCGAAGGTGTGGTAAGTCTTACCTAGCGGCTTGGGCGCTTCTTATCAACGCTTTAAAAGCTGAGAAAGGTTGGACTTTTTATGTTGCTCCTACTCAAGGACAAGCTCGTCAGATTATGTGGCGGATTCTTTTAGAGCTAGGACATCCTGTTATTAAAAAGTCACACATTAACAACTTAGATATTGAGTTGATTAACGGACAAACAATTGGTTTAAGAGGTGCAGATAGACCTGACACAATGCGTGGTGTTTCTTTAAACTACCTTGTTCTTGACGAGTACGCTGACATTAAATCAGAAACATGGGAAGAAGTCTTGCGACCTGCGTTGTCAGACATGAAAGGACACGCCCTATTTATAGGAACACCAAAAGGTAGGAACTGGTTTTACGATCTGTATGCTTATGCCTCTTTAAATGAAGACCCAGAGTGGTCTGCTTTTCATTACACATCGTATGACAATCCTTTTTTATCTAAGGAGGAAATAGATGCAGCTAAGCGTTCAATGTCGTCTCATGCGTTCCGTCAAGAGTTTATGGCTTCGTTTGAAGCGAAAGGCTCTGAGATGTTTAAAGAAGAATGGGTTACTGTCGTAGATGACAGCAATATGGAGGGTGACTACTATGTCGCTATTGACTTGGCAGGTTTTCAGGACGTTAGCAAGAAGCGCTCAAAGAATTCAAGACTTGACAACACCGCTATGGCAGTGGTTAAAGTCGGTGAGGAGGGCTGGTTTGTTGAAAACATTATCTACGGTCGCTGGACTCTTGAAGAAACTGCTAGAAAGATTTTTGAAGTGGTTAGA